ATGGAACAAGTCCACGCTTGTCTTTTAGGTGAATGGGTTAATCTTCATGATGATGAAAATTGCAAAATGGGACCTCGTATGACTTCTCCATCAATATGGTGGGAAGAAAACGCTGAATTATGGTCTCCAATTCAAAAATTAGAAGCTGATACAATGTATCAACAGGACTACATCATGATTAATTACAAGGGTAAAGATTACCGAATTCATCCTATCTTTATTCAAATTGTTACTTCATAATCTTTTGTTGAGTAATAATATTTTTAATAACCTCAACATCTTGGTCGTCGAGTTGTAGCTCGGCGGCTTTTTTACTAAATTGTCCGTCAATAATTCTGTTGATTTCGTGCCACTGTGCGGGTGTGAATTGCTTTCTAAATTCTAAAAATTGTTTGATTGTTTGTTCCATTTGTTGTTCCTCCTTAAGTTAAAACTTTCTTTTTGCGTAAGTCTTCGTTAAAAAAAATATCTCTTCCTTCTTGAGGTGTCAATTCTAACGCAAAATAAATACCATTTATTACCGGGTAGGATGGTTTTGTTCTCCCGTGTATCATGTTAGATAAAGTATCTCTATTGACACCAATTTCTTCAGAAAGGGTTTTGATGTTATGTTCTTTCAAAGCCATTTTAGATTTCAAAAGTTTAGTATCTATAGGCATTTCTTTTCACCACCTTTCGCATTACGTAAGTAATCTTATCATGATGTTACAAAAGAGGTCAAGCATTTTACGAAAGTTTTTTAGAAAAATATTGCAAATGCCGAAAGTTTTCCTTATAATAGAACTATCAAGTAAAAGGAGCTGTATTACGATGTGCTTTTCAAAAAGAATGAAACAATCAAGAGAAAAACAAGGTATGACTTTGGCCGAACTAGGAAGAAAAATTGGTAAAACTGAAGCTACTGTACAACGTTATGAAAGCGGAAATATCAAAAATCTAAAAAACGATACTATAGAAAGTATAGCTACTGCATTAAATGTTAATCCTGCGTATTTAATGGGGTGGGTTGAAGAAAACGATGATGAAGTACAACATCGTGCAGCTCATTTAGAAGGAGAATTAACTGATGACGAGTGGCAAAGAGTTTTAGATTATGCAGATTATATAAGAAGTAAACGTAAGTAAAGGATGTATCAGATGGGATTATATGAAGAAACTTTAATACAACATGATTATATTGAAATAAGAGAGGCTGATGTGCTTCCAGATAATTTAGACGGGGTATGGTTAGGAGATTTAATTTTGATAAAGCGTGGTTTATCAGATAGAGAAAAAGCAGGAATTCTCTTCGAAGAATTAGCGCATAATAAACTTACATACGGTGATATAGCCGATTACTCGAATTTCAACAATCGCAAGTTCGAAAATTACGCAAGACGACACGGCTTTATCTCAGCAGTCCCGTTACGCGAAATTGTGGAAGCGCACAATTACGGTGTACGTAACTTGTATGAGTTGTCTGAGTATCTACAATTAAGTGAAGAATACATATTAGAAGCAATAGAACAATATAAAAAGATATATGGTATTGGTACTCACTACGGCGAATTCTCAATTACATTTGAGCCGTTGAGAGTTTTTAAATTGCATCATATTGATTAACAGCGCCTATGTGGCGTGAGGAGGATGAGGGATGGAAGAGAACGCACCTTTAGAAACAGCAGTTAATAATTTTAAAAAGATTCAAAATAGCGAGATTTACAAATTTAAATATATGAATTCATGGTGTCTTGAATATTCAGAGTTTTTATTGGATGAAGTTAGATTGTTAAAAGAAAACAAAAGTTACACCAGATATAAAAAAGGCACTATAATTTATGTAAAGTTAGGTGTTAATGTTGGCAGAGAGTTTTCTGGAAACCATTTTTGTATGGTACTTAATAATCACGATTCAAATAAAAATCCAATATTAACGGTAGTTCCACTTACATCTTCCAGAAGTAAATTCAATGTGCATATCGAAGAAGATTTGTTACCTTTAGTATTGGAAAAAATGGACGTAACGGGTAAGGATTTAGCTAAAAAAATCATGAACAATCTTGAAAAGGTGTCAAAAGCAGAAAACCCATACGATCAAAAATTACTTGATGAAAACAAATCGCTGAATGACGACTTCAAAAAATATTCGAAGGTTCGCAAAAGATATGAGCGATTCAAGTATAAAAAGACCTATGCTAACGTTTTAAATATCACTACAATCAGCAAGGATAGAATATCGAAAATTAATAGGTATGACCCTGCCGGAGAAATATCATATTCAAAAGAAACAGTAGATAAAATTGAAAATAGTATAAAAATTAGATTTCTTAGTTAAATCGCTTGAACTACACTCTCTTTGATGGTATATTACATATATACAAAACAAGCCGCTGAAATATTTGCGGCAAGCTTCAAATTAGACAAGTCGCTGAAATATTTGCGACATGAGAGGGTGCATCTGCGCTCTCTCTTTTTTTATACAATTTTCACGGGTAGCCCGCCTACCCTTATTATTTTTTGCCAATTTTGAGGAGGGAGCACATGAAAGTAGCAATTTATACTAGAGTGAGTACACTTGAACAAAAAGAAAAAGGACACTCTATCGAAGAACAAGAAAGAAAATTAAGAGCTTACAGCGACATAAACGACTGGAAAATTCATAAAGTATATACTGACGCTGGATACTCCGGAGCTAAAAAAGACAGACCCGCTTTACAAGAAATGTTGAATGAAATAGATAATTTTGATTTGGTTTTAGTCTATAAACTAGATCGATTAACTCGAAGTGTTAAAGACTTACTAGAGATACTAGAATTGTTTGAGAATAAAAACGTGTTGTTTAGGAGCGCAACAGAAGTATATGACACAACTTCTGCTATGGGACGTTTGTTCGTAACATTAGTAGGTGCTATGGCAGAGTGGGAGCGTACTACAATTCAAGAGCGTACTGCAATGGGTCGACGCGCATCAGCTAGAAAAGGGTTAGCTAAAACTGTCCCTCCTTTCTATTACGACAGAGTAAACGATAAATTTGTGCCTAATGAATATAAAAAAGTATTACGATTTGCAGTAGAAGAAGCGAAAAAAGGTACTAGTTTAAGAGAAATAACTATAAAATTGAACAACTCTAAATACAAAGCACCCTTAGGTAAAAACTGGCACAGATCAGTTATAGGCAATGCTCTAACGAGTCCGGTAGCTAGAGGTCATCTTGTTTTCGGTGACATATTCGTCGAAAACACCCACGAAGCTATTATAAGTGAAGAAGAATACGAAGAAATAAAATTAAGGATAAGTGAAAAAACTAACTCTACAATCGTAAAACATAACGCTATTTTCAGAAGTAAACTATTATGTCCAAACTGTAACCAGAAATTGACTTTAAACACAGTCAAGCATACGCCTAAAAATAAAGAAGTTTGGTATTCTAAACTATACTTTTGTTCTAACTGCAAAAATACTAAAAATAAAAATGCATGTAACATCGACGAAGGCGAGGTTTTAAAACAATTTTACAATTATCTAAAACAATTTGATTTAACATCATATAAAATCGAAAACCAACCTAAAGAAATAGAAGATGTCGGCATCGATATTGAAAAGTTGCGAAAAGAACGCGCTAGATGTCAAACACTTTTTATAGAAGGTATGATGGATAAGGATGAAGCTTTTCCAATAATAAGTCGTATTGACAAAGAAATACATGAGTATGAAAAGCGCAAGGATAATGATAAGGGTAAGACTTTTAACTATGAGAAGATTAAAAATTTCAAGTATTCATTGCTAAACGGCTGGGAATTAATGGAAGATGAGTTAAAAACTGAATTCATAAAGATGGCAATCAAAAACATTCATTTTGAATATGTAAAAGGAATTAAAGGGAAGCGCCAGAACTCATTGAAGATTACGGGTATAGAGTTTTATTAA